ATGCCGAGCGTAGCCATTTGGAGTTGTAATTCTTGTATTTCTGCCGCTTGTGCTTCAAATGCGCTTGATGCTGGTTCAACGTAATAAACTTTGTTACCTGGCTGGGTCGCCATTGCATAGTTGACGCTGATTGCCATGTCTTTCGTTTGGTCATCCCATCCCTCTAAAACGAGCATTGGTTGTGAAGCTACATGCAAACTATGTATTAAGTCAGCTTGTCTTTGAAAATGTGCAAGATTTAAGTAAGCAATATCTAACAAAGGAGGCTTGCTTGTTAAAGTATCTGTTTTTCCTGCATAAATAGTAGTTAAAGGTATTTCACCTAAAGAATAATCACCAGTTTCTACTAAATCATAGTCATTATTATTAGCTGGGCCGTTAAAATCACCTGCATAAGTATCATCATTTGTTGTATATAATGCTCTTTCAGCCTCTTTTTTACGATAAATTCTATATTTTCCAGGTTCTATGACTCTAACCTGATCATAAACTCTTTCACCAAACTCTCCCGTTGGTACGATTGCCTTCTCAGCTATTCTTATTTGTACTAATTTACCGTAATTAGACTCTCTATCTAATCTCCAACCATAAATATTTGTAGGATCAACTTCAATCCAGTAAGGTCTACGACCTAAAGATCTTTCTTCCGCTAAACTTAAAGCTCCAGCAGGTGCAGGGTAGTCAACAAGTACATGACTTTGACCATAAGTTAAGGAACAAAGTATTAATCTACGTGCATATTCATCTAAGTCAGAACCACAACCATCAACATCTTTTACAAACTCCTCTGTCCAATATGGATCGCCCGTAATACTAATCGGTTTGCGTAAGATTAGACCAGTGGCAGCCCTTACTAATCTTTGAGTGTAAGGAGAGAAAACTGCTCGGTTTACCCTTGACTGGTAAGCAACATAGTCTTCTCTTGGCTCTAAAGGCAAAAAAGCTTCTGAATTATCTCGTAAATACTCAGTTCCTAACGTAACTGCCTTCATAATTTCCCAACCCTTCACCATATCCAGTACAGCACGGGTGCGTGTAAAGGGGCTGTCAGTCCCACCAACCGAAGTAGAACTGACTATATTTGTGCGAATTGGGCCAGGGACGGCATAAGTCACGGTGTTTTCCTTTTGTAGTTAACCCCTATCAAATAGCAGAAGTAATTGCCCCTGTTACTTGAAAACTTACAGATACACTATTCAAGTCACCAACGCTTGATCCGTAAGAAGTACCTGTGATAATACCGTTAAAAGATAATTTTTTAGTGCCCGAAGTGTCTAAAAATAAGTTAAACGCAGCATCCCCAGGATCTTCTGTAGTTAAGACTTCTGAAATAAGTTCAGCAGTATTGTCACCAGAAGTAGCTGTATAGAGTAACTCTACAGAGCCAGATCCACTTACAAGTGAACCTACATAACTACGTGATGTTGCTCCATGTGCTGTGCAATCCAGCACATCTTTAGAAACATCAAGTGACCAACTTGTTGTTGATGCAATTGCACCTACAGATCCAGAACCATTGTCAAACGACACTGAACCTTCTTCCCCACGGTAAAATGCCATGATCTAACTACAAAAAGAAAGTTATACAAATAGTTTAACTTGTTGTTTGAGATTTTACAGGCTTTTTCTTCACTGTTTTTGTAGTTATACTCATTTCTCGTTCACATCTTCTGTCCCACAAGGCAGGATTTCTCTTACCTTTTACCTTTTCAATCGCATCTAACATTGCTTCAGTAATTTCCATAAACTTCTTCCTAATTAGTAGATCCTGTATGTAGTCTGCCCTAAAGTTTCGGGTTTTGCCAAGTTGAACTGTTGTAAACATAAGTAGCCGAAAGCGTCAAACGCATGGTCAACACCTAAATTCTTATTTGGTAATCCTGTATTTGGCGCATACGTAAGAGTCCTTAAAGATTTAATTAACTCTTTGCAACGTGGATGTATAAATGTTCGTCTGTCCCCATTCGCATCCAATAAAGCTGTATTAACAGCCGTTATTTTGTCTCTAACTTTCCAAGGTGCTTTGGGGGAAGAAACATTAAAACCACTCCTACGTAAAATTGTGTGATCTGTTGCTCCAACACCCGCAGTTTTTCTAGCTCCACCAGTGGGGTCTGGACATGCAATTATTCTCCTATCTACCCCATATCTACGTGTAACTTCTTCCGCAAAATCCCATGTTGTTGCACCCCCAGTTAACATTATCTCGTCAAAAACATATAGATCATCCCCATTTTTTACAGCACATATACCACTCATAGGGTCTACGTTAAAATCGACCCCTAATAGTAGTGGTGCTATTGATATATCTTTAGAATCAGTCGATATGTTTATGTCCGAGAATGAGACTGCTACAAGACCAGTAAGATTCTCGAAACTTGCTTCAAACTCCTGACGAAAAGTACGCTCATCTAATTGTGCTCTTGCAGCCTGAACTTCCTCCTCTGGTACATTTCCCCCCTCTACTGTAGTAAAACTCCAGCGTTTCCACTCTTCAGTAGGGTCATCTGGAACGTAACACCACAGATCGTAAAACCAGCTAGCCGTGCCATCAGGAGTTGAAATGAATAATGTCCATCCCTGTTTATCGGCTAAGGCAGGTCGTATTACCTCAAACCACACGGCAGAATCCATGAAGGCTGCCTCATCTAAAACCACTCCCGCTAAACTTCGGCCCCTCAAAGCCATAGCATTTTCAGTTCCTTTTAATTCAATCAAAGATCCGTTTATTAACTCTATTTTCAGATCAGTCTCATTCTTTGTTTTGACCCACTCTCTTGGGATTAACTTCTTTATCTCCTTCCATGCTATATCTTTAGCCATGCGATAAGTGGGAGCGCAGTAAAAATATGTTTCCCCAGGTCTAGCGATTGCTGCACGTAATAATTCGATACAAGAAAGGTAAGACTTTCCAAATCTTCTTCCAGCTACAAGCACTCGAAAACGCTTTTTACTGTTGAATACCTCCCCTTGTGCCCAACGAAGACTTAAAGGTGTTGTTTTTAGGCTCATGTAGTAAAGTATAGCGTTATTTTTGCCCTATTCCCCCTAAATATCGACTAAATTACCGATTACAGGTTATTATCTGATTAGTACCTATTGTTTCCGTCTGTGGCTGAAGCATATTTTAGAGATTCTTATCACCCTGACGCTCCAATGGGAGGGAAGGTGTATGGAAAGAGAAACCCAAATGCTGTTATAGAGGCTAGACAGCAGCGTTTATACAAAAGACAGTTGGAGGGATTAACTACAAGACAGTTAGTCTTAGATCATGCGGCAAAGGAAAACGTCTCGAACAAAACTGCGTGGACGGATTGGAAGAAAGTTAACCAATGGAACGATGAAGATTGGGAGAAAGATAGAGAGACGATGTTATCCAGACTCCAAAGTATGCGGATAAAACTGTATGAAAAGGCTGTTAAGAAGGGGCAGCTTCAGACAGCAGCACAAATACTTGATTCTTTGGGACGAGTTATTGGTGAGAGTGTGGAAAATGTGAACATTAACGCTCCAGAATTATCTATACGTGTAGAACCTAAAAAGTAGTACTTGACTGTAGTACATTTATAGTGTAGTATTAGTATGTAGTAAAGGAGAGCTTATTTGGTACTTATTATGTAGGTTACGGGGGACCTTGTTGCTGTGGGCTAATTCTCCAACCATTACCCCTATTCAATATCTATAAAAAACATCAACAAAAAACCCACACTGGACAGCGTGGGAAATGTGTATTAAAGGGCCGTCGTTTATGTCCAGCTGGACGGGTCATCCGAAAAATTTTTTATAACAAAAATCTACGGAGTGGGTGGCTTTGCACTTCTCTAATAATTCTTGGCTAGGCATGGTCAACCAAGACGCTAGGCAATACGAGCCAGAAATTGCGACTAAAATCAATGTGAGACTATAAGCACTATTTAGCCTTTGTTTTCGAGTCCGTGTGAGTGCTTTGTGTTGTGTCTTTTGGTTGTTCATAGCATTATTAGGGGTGATGTAGCAAAGAGAATAAAAACTACATTCTAGTTTCTTCTATTGGATAACTTTGTAAGTGGTATTTATAGCCACCATATTCATTGTTTAATCTGTTGACTTTGTTGTTTGCTCTGGCTCTGGACTTCATCGGGTTACCTACACAAACAGTTGATAAACCATTAAGAGCAAAAGGGCTCTTTTCATAGTAGACGATTTGATACATAGCAATTATGTGAGTATAAGGTGAATTAGTGAGCATGATTAAACAAGACCTAAAAAAGCTTTAATCTCTCTGGCTTCGGCTTCCCTTTCTTTAATTTCTCTTTTCTTATCGTCTAATAATTCGGGGTTATTTGTATCTAGTGCCATTTTATACGTCTTTATTGCCTCGGGGAATCCTTCAAAATACCCAGTATTAGCTTTGTAGATCTCAGTTAATATAACTTTGGGTGATTTGTTGGAATCGGTTTTTGGGATTGTAAAATCTATATCTATTGGGTTTCCTGCTTGCTTTTCTTCATAAGAAACATATCTATCAATATAGAGACAGTGACTTAAATCCCTTATACAACAGGAAAAAGGAATATCTTCTCTTAACTTATCCTTTGTTTTTTCTCCTAAAATTTTATTCTCATATTTAACCAATACATCCATCACTTGATTGACCAGATCTAAAGTCTTTTCTAATCTTTCTTTTTTGGCTTCAATCTCTTGCCTAGTTGTTTGGGTTTGCATTGTAGTGGATGCGAATTACTCTTTAATTATATACTAAATTACTACAGTAAGCAATAGGAAAAATAAAATTAAAAAATAAAAAAGCCTAGTGGTTAAACTAGGCTTATTAATTTAATTGTCTCTGTAATGTAGTTATCTAATAAGAGATAAACACTTTTCCCTAGCTTTATCAATTCTCATGCCACACTTACCATTTAATAAACTTTCAAATCTAACCCTAGCGGCTTGAATATCATCTTTAGTTCTACTTTCTAAATGAGTTTGTTGATAGGTAATAGCATTGAAAGCAGAATATAGATTCAATTCATCATATTTATTGAATTGATTTTTAACGGCTGTGTATTCCTTTTCAATATCAATAATACTTTTAGCCCTCTTTTCTCCTGTATCTTTATCTTTAGTAAATCCCGTTAACTTATCGGCAAAGGATTCCAGGAATATCTCTCTTAAATTTTCCCAATTACAATAGGTATTCTTCATGGCTTTTAATTCGTCAGTACTTTTAACTAAATCTTCTTTTTGATAAGCGATAAATTCGGGCAAGTGCTTTGCGTAATCAATAATGTTTTTAGTATGCTTAAAAACTAGCTTACTTTTACTCTTGTTAATACGCCCCATTTGGTTAAAACAGAATAGTCTAAAATCAATTAGCACCAACTTAAAAGAATACGATCCATCAAAAGAATTTATAAATATTAAACGTCTTCTAATCTTGTCATCATTTCCTACATCCTGATCAGAGTCTTTAATAGCACACGATACAAAACACCTAGCACCATTATTGATAGAGGTAACATGTTCAATTTCCAAAATATCTCTATTTGCATTAATGCAATTTTGCATAATTTCATTATTTAATGGGGTATAAGTCTTATTAGTGACATTTAAAACTGCACCATTTCTATTGTTTATTATGGCTTTGTGCTTAGGGCAATCAATACCCTCCGAACCATAAACGGCTTTAACATCTACTTGTAAAGGTTCAAAAGCTAGACCAGTTTGCCAAAAAATGTCACTAGTAGCTAATTCGGGGTTAATGACTTTGCCGTTAGTTCCACTAATTAGATCCTCATTACCTATTCTTTTGAAGTGGCTACTTCTATTTTTTGGATCTACTAGTAACTCTTTATCTGAAGAATAAACAGCGTCTAGTTTTGGAGTTTCAAAAGTTTGCATTTTAATGGATGCGATGTACACCATTTACTGTAGAAGATGAAAAAGAATAAGAAAGGGTAAAATTTATATACTGTAATACTTTAATACTTTCTATTTTCTTCAAAAAATTGCACTTGACGAGCCAAAGATAAGAGTTTTAATTTAGCTGACTTAGGACAGTCTGGTAACTGTGCTATATAGTGTAGTACATGTTTAAAGGTCTTAGAATTTTCACGAAAAAAGCTTAATTCACGCCTAGAGATAAAAGATAGACTGGTCATAACTTAAAAAATAGATTACTATGCTACAATACTACCTATTAAAGGCCGAAAGTCAAAATTTTAAATTTTTCCGAGAATTTCAATGGAATTTGCAAAAAATTTTTATATGTACTACACTAATGGTGTTCCCCACTAAAGGACATGACTAACTCAAATAACGAGATCCTATTGGAAGATTTATTTAATGAATCGCTCCAATGGATAGAGGTCTGTTTCCCTAACTTACCTAAAGAAGTATTAAACCAAGCAGCAGAGAAAGCCGCTAGAGAAAAGTTTGAGGCTAACCAATGACTGATGATTTTATTTATCTACCTAGAAAGGATGTAGAAATTATTAGAGATATGTTCTCAGAAATGATTAGTTTTGATGAATCTGAAGAGCATGAGGAACCACATGAAAATGTGTACAGACTAGAAACACAACTGTCAATCCTACTAGGTGACACTGACAATGCACATATGTGCTGGGAAGATGAAGAGGATTTAAAAGATGACCTCTAAATTAGACAAGAAAGCTGGTATTGCATTAATTACTGACTTACTCGGTAAAGCAGATAAAGATGGTCTTCCTAAGCAATCTAGGAAAACTATAACGGACATTCTTCAGGAGAGGGACGTACCAATGTCTACTGCTTATGACTGGTACAAAAGTGCTTTTGAAGAATGGAAATGGGAAGAGGCTAAACAAAACGATCCAGTAGCTACACAAGATACCCTTAAGAGAAGAGAGAATCTTGATCGTATTGATGATATTGCTAGAGCCGCACAAGTCTCTGGTAATGAAGAACTGGCTTTAAAAGCTTCCGTTGCTTACGTCAATGCAGAAATTAACTATAAAAAACGTTCCAATAGACTTCTATAACTACATTAATTAACCTTCATTTCTTTTTATCTGATTTCTAACCAATGAAAAACTCCGCTACTATCCGTTTCACTGATGAACAGTTTTACTTTTTGCAAGAAATCGCAAAGAGTCAGCACCGAACCATTGAAGAACTTTTATGGTTATTTATAGAAGATGGACATTCTTGCTTTGCCGAACAACACTCAATTAGTGTTGATAAAAGAGACAATGAGTTTACGGATGAAGAAAAGGAAAAAATGAAAAAATGGGATACTGGAGGAACTGAACAGAAAGAAGGGAATTATGTTCAAAGATTTCACGATACAGACAAAATTGAAGAAGTTTTATCAACTATTCCATCCAATATTATGGAGTTTAGAAAATGACCAACGAATTAAGAAACATCGAAAGAATTTTTCACGAATTACTACTAATTCAAAAACGTGAAGCGGATCGGCATGATATGGATTCGCACCTTAATTCTGAAATGGCTGACGACCTAGACGAAGCTATCTCTCGTTTAGAATCCATTGTTTATTACGATCCAACACCTATTTACTAATGAATAATTACGTCCCAATAACAAAAACCTCTAAGGCAGGAAGGGCAGGTAAAAAAATTAAGTGTAAATCCTGTGGGAAAATACTAAGACGAGTTTATCACTTGTCTTGGTCCGCATTAACTTGCCTTACCTGCAATAAAAAAGTAGATAAGTATGACTGGTTAATTGAAGAAACAATATTTCGTTAAAGTACGTCAGGAGATTTTTTCTTAAAGCTATTTATAAATCTATCGCAACGCTCCATAAACTTTATTTCACTACCTAATAATTCCATTTCATTCATAATCCTTACTTGGGGTTTTCCTACTCGTCTGGCTATACAAACAATCGCTCCAATAGGTTTGATGTTTGTTAAATGTTTTAGTCCTAGACTATATGCTCCACATTGGTGCATATAATTTGTGATCATTTCTTCGCTACGTGCCTCTTTACTTGTTTTCCAGTCAACTATATAACTACCTTTAGAGTATCCAGTTTCAGGGTCTTTAATATCTAGCAAAGCATCACAAGTTCCTGCAAAGCCTGAAGGATGTAGCACACTAAATTCTACAGCGTGTACTGCTGTTACTCGTTCCAGGATGAAAGGCCGTAAACTTCGGGCGTAGCCACTGGCAGACCATTTAACTTTTGGTGCTGATTCTGTGGCTTGTTGGATTGCCCATTGCGTAATCTTCGGTGGGCATCGAAATAACCCATCTTCGCTACTGCGCCAGACTCCTTTTGCATTTGCCGTTTTTCTTGATAACTGCCCAGCCAATTTAAGTATGTATTCAGCGTTTGAGTGAGTAAGTTTCCCTCTTTCGCAAGCAACATCACGTTCCATAGGGGATGACGGTTTTGATAACCAATTCTTGAGGGCATCTTTTTGGACTTGTGGGGAAGTTTCTTTAAGTATGTGTGTTACAGAGTGGTAAATGTTGTTTTCTTTATCTCTGTAAACACGATGAGGAAATTCTTTCTCACTATCATCACGTTCCAGTGTCCACTTGTTTAATCCTGCTAAGGCATTTTGACTGTTTGATGAGTCTGTAGATAAATAAGTACACGTTCCCATAATTAGATTAACTCAATTTGTAGGTTTGGGTAGAGGGTTTTTAGATAATTTAAGGCTTGCCTTAGCCAATGTGTTGGATAGTGGAAAACTGGGACTTTCATTCCGTTGGGTAATACCTCAGTATGTTGGTGAGGTTTTGCTTCAGGTCCGTGGCTAGCTAAGAAGAATTTTTTTACGAGTTTTGCTATATAAGAAAGATTTTTGTTCGGCTTCAGTAAAGCTCGTACAGACGAATAACTAAACTCGTTACCCTCTTCATATAGGAATACCGCCATTGGATATATGCGTGTATATCATATAGTACAATGTGGAAACCTAAAAGCAAACGATCCAGGTTTAAACCCTTCTTATATACAGTAAAGTTGATTACTGGTGTGTAAGTCTATAAGAAAAAAGGGCCTATGAAAGGCCCTAAAGTTTATTACTCAGATGCCGCAAACGGATCACCACCGCCTACTAAGCGGGTAACGTCATACCCTTTTTCTTCAATCTCCGTTAATGCTGCTTTTATTGCGGCATCGGTTCCTTTTCTTCTTGGAACTACTTGGAGATTGTAAACCGTATCTGTACCTTGACCTGTCCTTGCTAAAACAAGATCAACGTCAAAAGGAAAGCTTTCTGCATAATCCTCTAGCTGACTAATAGCATCTAGTTGACTAGTAATGGTTTTTTGATTCCACTGGAAACACTGAACAGCTTCCGCATCGTGGTTATACACAAGAACTGCTTGAGCAAGTTTTACAGGCTCTAAGCTCTTACCGTCTTTGGTTAGTGGTCTAACATAGTCCTCACCCAGAGCGACTTTTATATCATCTGGTGTAGGTTCCTGATCGAAACGAAAGGGGTGTCTAACTTTCGGGTCTTGCGCTCCACAACCCCATAGTTCGTAAAACTCAATAGGTGTATCTTGCAGAATTGCAAAACGTGTGCTTTCTCCGTCCTTGATCTTGCCAGGATTCAAGTAAGGTTTAACTCCCGTAGCAGAAGCGTCCTTACGGGCTTTGTCTGAAATAAAAGGCATAAATGCGAGTGGTTTAGTAACCTAGTGCCTTATTATAATACTACAGTGACAGGTAAGCGTCAACCTGCTATAATGTAAAAGCTCTTAAGTACCCACAAGTACCTAAGAGCTTAGGTTAACCATCACCCAGTTGAATTATAGCACATGAGTAGACCAAATTTCATCCCAAATATTCCCCTACATTGGGCTACATGCCCTATCTACGCCAAGGGTGTATTACTTCCAAAGAAAGATCCTAACGAACCAGATTCTTTTGCCGAGGGTAAATCCCCTTTGGGTAAAGCTTGGAAAATGAATCTTAACGCAGAAGATTCTGCGCTACTAATCGAAAGAAGTCCAGATACATTTAAAGCTATTGGTGTATTCACTGGGCAAAAATCAAAAGGTTTAGTGATCTTTGATGTAGACCGTAATCTTGCTGCTATCCGTAAGAAGTGGGGCAAAGATTTAGATAAGACGGTAAAGATCACATCTCCAAAAAAGAACGCTGCAAAATACCTGTTTATCGTTCCAGAAGATTTATGGCTTGAGGTTGAATCCCTTAGTCATACTGCTGCTGGACATGAAGGATGGGAAGTTTTATGGGGAGGACAAGGGCTTATTGCTGGAGAGTATTACACAGGAGAGGGAAATTACGAGATTGAAGGCGATCTACATCAGGTAGCACAAGCTCCTGAGTGGTTACTCTCTCGCATGAAAGACCAGTACAACAGTAAACATAAGGAAGTAGATATTAAATATGTAGACAATAGATGGTCTAAACGTACTAAAGAAGAAAAGGTTGCGATCATTTCAAGCTGCCTGAGTGTGATCAAGTATTTAGGGCCAAATCAAGGGGATTACTGGTGGGAAATAGGCGCAATGATAAACAACGAATTGCCAGGAGAAGAAGGTCTTGCTCTATGGAGGCAATGGTCTAAGAACGATCCAGATTATGCCTATGCCTGGGAAAACGGGGCTGATCCATGTGAGGCTAGATGGTATGCAGCTTGGAGGCATGACGGTGTACGACTAAATATGGGGAGTCTTATAAGGCTGGCTGATGATGCTGATCCTACGAGAAAGAGACTAGAAGAGAACGGTGTTAAAAAATTAGTAGAGGAGACAGAGCAAATACCCCAGAGATTTAAAGAAGAAATAATCGGTGGAACAGACCTACTTAAAAGATACGAGGAAATAGAAAACGATCCAGAAAATGAGAACCCTGCGCTATATGACCAAGCTCTGCATAAGTTGGCTATGGAAGCCAAGAGAAAAAATGTAGCTGAGATAGAAAAGTTAGGTGATATGAACGATATGTATAAAAGAACTCAAGCGCAAAAACCTAAAAGCGTTACAGAGTTAGATGACACACCTTTCGAGTATTTGATCCCTGGTTTGATGCCTAAACCTTGGACTATCTTACTTCACGCAGACGGAGGAACAGGTAAAACTGCTATGTGCCAAACAGTAGCCAAACATATAGGAACAGGAAAACCATTTAATGTGCATGGAGGTTTAGTTCACGTTCCTGTAGGTAAGACACTCTGGCTGAATGGGGATCAAAATGAAAGAGTTTTGCGTAGACAATTAGAACAAATAGGTTGTGTAAAAAATATAAATGTTGTAGCTGAATGGGATATGGCCTGGTACAAAAGATTTAAACGGATGCAGAAAAAGTATGAATATGATTTAGTAATTATTGACAGCTTAGATGGTTGCAATGACTCTAATCCTTACGAAGAAAATAGGAGAGAGTTTGCTTTACCTATAAAGAAACTAGTAAGAAGAAACGGACAAGATTTCCCCGCATGTTCCATAATTATTATTCACCACAACACAAAAGAAGGGAAGTTTAGAGGATCTAGTGCCATAAAGAACGCAGTAGATGAGACATGGAATATGCGAAAACTTCTGCCAAGAGAATCGGCAGAGAGAGGATTGGGCGCAAATAGCAGACTACTAACTATAGAAAAATCGAGAGAAGGTAGAGAAGATATGAAAATGGTATTTACCTTATTACCCGATTACACATACTCCATTACTTCTGCTCCCGAACCCGCAGAACAAGTCGTTATTGACTCTGCTAATCAGCACACGTTAAATATATTGAAGTTGATGAGAGAACAAAAGAAACCTTGGTCAATTAAAGAGCTTATAACGCACGAAACAGTAGGAGGAGAACATAGAAAAAGAGCTATAGCATATAGCCTTAATAAACTGTCTGACCAAAAACTTATAGAAGAGACAGACGGACCAAAGGTTAAAAATAACGGTAGACCTAGTAAGTATTACATAGCTGTAGGAGAGAGCGTTCCAAAAATATTCTCTATGCCCCGAAATAGTGTGGGAAAACCCAAAAAGACAGATGTAGTAAAGGATAATATTGACAACGAAGATTGTAAAAACTCAGAAATTGTAAAAACTACCCAAAAAGGAGAGGGTTTTTACAAACAGGGGGTTTTTACAAAACCGATTGTTAATAGTATCCCTTCCAATAACAGGGATGAGAGTTTTTACAAGGGTAAGGAGGTGAATAGGGATGAAGCTTATAATTTCTGGAACGATTAAATTACGCTTATGAGGCAAATAAGGTTATCCGTTTTCGAGGTTCCCTATGATGAGGGACCTCTGGCCTCGGTACGTTATACAAGGTATGGGAAAGATGGAAGAGCAAAAGAAGTGAAGGAAGTGGATTATTGGACTGAGGAAGAATTAGACGCTCATGTTTGTTTTGCTATAAGTCACGATGTAGATGCCACGATATATACAAGTCACGATATAGGTATGTTTCCAAATATTGCAGACTTAACAGGATTGCAATGATGTGCTACAGTAATAGGTGTAAACACAGCACTCATTACCGTGCAACAACAAACCTGTACGCACCACGTACAACCCGAACAATCTCCTAACGGGCTTACGCAATTTAGCTACACGTATGGCGAAGATGTCATATATGTGCAAGCCAACGTTGAAGACACTATACTGATACACCCTGGAACGTATTTTGATCCGCCTGAATATGGAAGTGCCTTATGCTCAGGCCAAATACTGTGGGACAACCCAATAACTCCTGAAAATGCTCCTTCCCTTAAGGAACTAGAGGAGATGCTTACTTTAGGTCTGCTATGTGATTGGGAAGTAGTACAAGAGGAGGACTATATCTGATGTCCGCTGTAAAACACCTTTCTACTCTAATGGACACTACACGACTTGATCAGCAATCCATTTTACTCAAACTACACTCTTCACTAGTAGATAAGAGGGAATATTTATTTCGTTCCTACTCTGAAAATATGAACGCACAGCATTATGAACAGGCTAGTAATGATTGGGCTAAGTATGAAGGGTACTGTGAAGCCACTTCCAAGGTATTTGATTTCATTATGGAATTAGATTTACCCAGACAGTTGGAATTAAACTTATTGGAGGCAGAATTACATGATCAAATTTAATCAAAAAGAGACTATTACAAAAGAGTCAGAACCCGATTATATCCGTAAGCACTATTCCTCTAAAAATGACTGACTACACTACCTACTACGGTATAGAAGAACTACACCGTATAAATGCAGCCGCTAGTATCGCTTTCGATACAGAAACGCTTCAATTACAACCCGTAAATGGGAAACTTCGCTTAATACAGCTAGGTTGCTTTTCTACTAATACTATTGTTGTTATTGATTGTTTTGACTTAGACGAAGATGGTTGGAAAAAGCTGTCTTTATTCTTCAACAATGGAGATAGATTTTGGCTAGCGCATAACGCTGTTTTCGATCTGGCTTGGCTACAAGAACATGGTATTTACCCTAGGGGCAGAGTCAGATGTAGTATGATAGCAAGTCGGTTACTTACTAATGGTATTAACCCGATCCAACATACGTTAGCTGCTGTAGCTAAAAGGCATTTAGGTATAGAAGTAGAGAAAGAACAGCAAACCTCTGATTGGGGTAAGCCTATCTTGAGTAAAGAACAACTAATATACGCTGCTAAAGATGTAGAAATTTTATTAGAACTAGATCAAATACTTGATAAGAAGTTAAGAGCAGCGAATTTACACGTTGCTAATGAATTGGAGTGTAAAGCATTAGCACCTATGGCTCAGATGTGGAGAGTGGGCTTGCCCTGGAATAAAGATGCTTTAGATAAAGCTAAGGAAGATTACACATTCTCAGCTAGAGAAATGGGCAATGAATTTCTAAGGGAATTGGATCAGGCTTTACCCGACGAAGATAAGTTACCTAGAGAAAATGGTAGCTTTAATTTACGTTCCAAAGATGAAGGATCTAAACGTTTAGGTACTAAAAAATACGCAGGTTTTAATATAAATAGTCCAAAGCAATTAGTTACTAAATTAACTAAAATACTAGGATTTACACCTGTAGATGATGATGGGAAAGCGAGTGCTTCTAGGAAAACATTAACGGGATACGCTGCTGACCACTCTGTTATACAAACGTATTTAGCATGGAAGAAAACAGAAAAAAGGAGACAGATGATTATATCTATACAGGAGAAGATGGGAGAAGATGGATTCGTAAGGTCTTCGTATAGACAACTAGGTGCGGATACAGGAAGAATGAGTTCTGTAAAGCCTAATAATCAGCAAATACCGAGAGATTCAGAGTTTAGACAATGTGTTGAGGCCCCAGAAGGTTGGCAGATAGTTGATGCAGATTTCAGCCAGATGGAATTACGTTTAGCTGCGGCTTTATCTAACGATAAGAACATGATTGCAGCATTTCAGAGAGGAGATGACTTACACGATTTCACCGCTACACAGATGGGATGTGATCGCCAAATAGCTAAGTCTGCAAACTTCGGTCTACTCTATGGAGCAGGTGCAGAAGGACTACGAAACTACGCTGGTTCTAGCGGTGTACTTATGACTAAAGAAGAGGCCATACACATAAGGAATAGCTGGCTCGATACATACGATGGAATAAGACAATGGCAGAGAGAAAACCAAAAAGATGCTCAAAATACAGAAGACGATGAATGGCCCGAAACACGTATTCCTCTTTCTGGAATGAGGAGATTTCTTAAGGGGGACTTAAATAGGGTTACTGTTAGGTGCAACACTCCGATTCAAGGTGCGGGAGCCGCTATTTTGAAGTGTGCTTTAGGTAATCTCTGGCCTAAAGTTAAAGAAGCGGGAGAAGATGAAATCAAGATTGCAGCGGCAGTACATGACGAAATACTTCTTTTAGCTAAAGAGGATATGGCTGATAAATGGGCAGCTACGCTCAAACAAGAAATGGAAAAAGCCGAGGCTAGATGGTTAGGAAACTTACCTGCATTAGCCGAAGTATCCATAGGCAAAACCTGGGAGGAAGTACATTGATTACACGTACAGAAGATGGCTGGTGTTTACGGGACTTACAAGGTGGATTAAGCTATTACAGCAGTATCCACGATGTAATGACTATTGCTTATGCAAGACAACATACGCCAAAAGGTTATGGAGAAATTGAACAAAGCCATAATCAATGCGACCACAGGAGAACTGCATAGAGCAGTAGACTTTCTGGAGTTTGCTAAAAAAACTCGTGACGGTAAAAAAGAAAACCGTTCCAAAGCAAGGAAGGAAAGTGCTTCTTCTCGCATAAGAAAAGTCGATAAGCCGTTATCATGGTAAAGTAGTACAACGGCACTTTGTTAATGGCTTTAAAACACGGAAACAAAACTTACTTACAGATTTTATTGGACCCGAACAGGGCAAAATTAGTGTCTGAACAGGCTGCATCAGAAGGTATAAGAGCTACAGCATGGATAAGAAATGCTGTTTATGGAGAATTACAACGACAATTACCTAGCTCCCTATATAAAGAGGCTCAAGCAAAGGATGAAGCAGTATGGAGGGAATCAGTTAGACGTAGAGTAGAGGGCCGTGTTACACCTCCACTATGCGAGCATCATCAAGAATAGGACAACGTTATGTAGTAGGAGACAGAGTAAAGAAAAAGACAGTAGGTAGATCAACTTTGCCGCCTAGAGTTGGCAGTATTACAGGAGTCGAGATAAGAACAGATAGGAGAGGACATCCCAACTATTATTACCTAATACAGTGGGATGACTTAAAAAGTCTTGCCACCCATGCTCAACATGTACTTACTCCCTTAAATGACACCTCAATTAGCCGAAAAGATTGCTAGAGCAGAAAAACGGATAGCAGAATTAGAGCTATTAGTAAAAGCTTGGAAAGATCAAGCTAAAAATACTTAAATAAACGAGCCATAAAGTTGTCTTTGGGTTGTATTACTTTATTTTCTACACAAGCTAATTTAGCTGTAAGTTTGTGTATTTTATCTAGGCAGTTTGATATAAATTGATCCTGAAGAGCATTAGCCCTTATAGCGTTAATGTAATCTCTCCTTAATATATCAATGTCCTCTATCTCCTTAACCAACAGGATTCGCCTCTCCACTTCTAGTTCACTCTCTAAAGTTGGAGGGGCGGCTAGTTCATGGAAATCTTGCATTAAGTCGTTTAATTGGGGTGAAACCACTTAAATCAGATCCCTACGTTCCGTAGAAGCAAGAACGATGTCTAAGCGATTTCATTTTCTACTTTAGCATCGTCCTTCATCTCATCAATCATTTCTTTTTCTAGTTCTTCAGCTATATCCGCCAACCCTGTATAGAGTCCGTGCATTTTGTGTTCACTTCTATGTCTACCGTCAAGAATATATAAACGGTCCATCCTCATAACTCTCTCCCGTTGCTCTCTTACCCACTCTGGACCCATGACAGTACGCATGGCAGGGTTATCAGTTTCCCTCATTGTAATTTGGTGGTTTCACTAGGAAATAGTCTAGCCTCTAGGAAATCAACTGCTTGATCATCCACCGTATTATTCGTTTGTTTTGCCAAAGATCTCAAAAGACTTAAAACTGTTCTCTTTCCTGTATCACTTCTTAAGTATGCGTACAAGATAGGTTTAAGTGGTTTCAGCAGTTTTTTCATAGGTACTTTTGACACTTACATCAACTATAGCGAATCGGTATAAATAACTTGTACCCCTACCTTGAATACCAGAGAACCCTTGTGATCCCCCATTGGCAAGGGTTTTTTGGTGCAATTTATTATACCTGCTTCCTCCAATTCCTAAATCCTGTTGGAGGATTTGCTATAGATGCCATTGACTGTTCTAATTTATTCAACCTTGCAAAAATTTCTCTAATATCACGTTCTCTACGGCTAGAGATGTTTGAAATAGTCATTAGCAACATTGAGAAAACAGCCCCCACGATTGCAGCAATAATCTCGTTCATTTAGATTGTTAGAGTATTGCGCTTATTTTATGGCAGAACCTCAAACCCCACCTAAAGAAGACAAGAAAAAAGGTATTGTCGGCAAACTAAAAGAAAAGATTGATGACAAGGAAGAGCAATTAGTACTCCTCTCCACTTTTGTAAGGCTGGGAGTTGTTTGCTGGAGCGGGTTTATATTGACTCTTAACTATGTAGAAATCCCAGGATTAGGCCAGCAAGAACGTATAGATCCCACGTTCATAGCTTCGGTGTTTACGGGAGCATTAGCCAGCTTTGGTTTAGAAACAGCAAAAAAGAGAGGTGACGGGACATATAAATCTGATGCTGATAAACCTATGAATAAAAAAGAAATTGAAGCTTTGTTATCTAATAGTCAAAACGGAGCAGTCCAAACAATAAGAGTGATAACTCCCCTTAAGATAGAAGGAGCCGAAGTCGTTAAATACGACCCAATAACAGGCAAAGAAATTGATTCTCAATCTGGCAGACTCACATGAAAAAATTTATTCCCTTTCTATTTCTATTGGCTAGCCCTGCTTACGCAGACTTGCAACATAGTATTACTACTTCAACTCAGCTAAACGTTAATGCGGCTGCTACTCAAGCTGAAAGAATAGGTTCTACTTTTTCCATTTCTGGAAATAACGTAGACACAACTGATGGAACGACAGCCTCAACCGTATCGGTGGGGACTATTACTTCAGGTGTATATGCTCCAGGGACAATCGCTGCAACTCAAGATACCGCAGGAGCTGCTTTTTCCTTCAGTCAGTCCTATATACAAGCTGATGCAGTCCCAACCTCTGCTCCATCAGTAGGTTCAGTTGGTAATTTTGGTAGCGTAACTTCTACCGCTGCTGGTACTAAAGATACATTAGCTGGCACAATTACCTCCGCTGGTGTAGTAACAATAACCGCTGGTGGTGCTGGAACTTCAGCGATTGCCTCTGTAGTCACAGACGTAACTGTTAAGTGATGAAGAGGCTTCTGCCACTATTATTCCTTTGCTTTCCCCCCGCTTATGCTGTCCCCGTTGTACCAAACTTTTCGTCTGGAACGATGTCAGCCGTCACAAGAACTACATCCAATGTTACTGAAACTATTGTCAGTAATGACTATAATACTGGGCATACTTATACAATTAACGGAACGAACATCTCGATTGACGGCTCGACTATTTCCCCGCCACCGTCAACAACGACCCAA